ATAATCACTTTCCCCGCTATGTTGAAGAACTATTGTTTAGCATCATTCAAGGGCGTGGGTTCATTTATATCGATTCGCATCTCAGGGGCGCGATTGTGGCTTATAAAAGTTCTAACATTTGGTCGCCAAAAGTAAAAGAGTTAAACGAATTATTGTGGTGGGTAGAACCTGAACATCGCAATGGAACGGTTGGTGGTCGCCTTTGGAAAGCGTTTGATGAACGCGCAAAGGAAATGCTAAAAGCGGGTGATGTAGATTTTGTTTGCACTTCAATTTCTGCTAACGGCCCGTTGATTGATTACACACGCAGGGGCTACAAAGCACTTGGCGCAACTTTCGTTAGGGAATGAAATGGTTACAAGTTTAATTATAGGTTTAGAAGCAATTGGCTTTTCAACGGCAATGGCAACCTTTGCCGTTAACTTTGCCGTTTCTTATGTTGTTACCCGTGCCTTTGCAGATAACCCCGAACAACAACAAGACATGGGCGTTAGGCAACAAGTACCGCCAAGCGCAGTAAACGCTATTCCTATTGTGTATGGTAACGCCTACATGGGCGGCACATTCGTTGATGCGGTTCTGACTACCGACCAAAAAACTATGTACTATGTTTTGGCTATTTCAAGCATTAGCCCTAACGGGCAATTTGCTTTTGATACCGCAGATATGTACTACGGTGATAGAAAGATTACTTTTGATGCTACAGATTTAACCAAGGTTGTTAGCCTTACCGATGAAGCGGGAAATGTAGATACAAAGATTAGCGGCAACCTTTACATTAGCCTTTATACATCTACCGCGGGCGGCACAATTACATCCGCTAATGGCGCATCAGCACCTAGCACGGTTATGGGCGGTTCTGATATTGCCGTTGGTCAGCGTTGGACAGGAACGCGGCAAATGAATGGCTTGGGCTTTGCCATTGTCAAACTAATTTATAACCGCGATGCTGATACGACACAATTACAACCTATCACATTTAAAGTTTCACATACGCTAAACGGAACAGGCGTAGCCAAAGCGGGCGATGTTTGGTACGACTACATTACAAATTCTGTTTACGGCGGCGCGGTAGATGCGGCGTTTGTTAATAGCACAAGCGCAACCGCGTTAAATGCTTATGGCGACCAAATTATTACATTTACAAATAGTAGTGGCGTACCATCTACGCAACCGCGTTACCGAATCAACGGCGTATTAGATGCGGGGCAAACTGTATTAAGTAACATTGACCGCATTGTTTCTGCTTGCGATTCTTGGATGACCTACAACGCCGCTTTGGGTCAATGGTCAGTTGTTATCAACAAAGCCGAATCTACCGCGTATGCTTTTAATGACAACAACATTATTGGCGAAATTCGCGTTAGTGCAACCGACATTACAAGTTCAATTAACCAAGTTGAAGCGCGATTTCCTTTCAAAGAAAACCGCGACCAAGCCGCATTTGTAAACATTGAAACGCCTAGCGGTTTACTGTATCCCAACGAACCCGTTAACAAGTATTCAGTTACTTACGACATGGTTAACGATTCGGTGCAAGCGCATTACCTTGCTAATCGTTTGTTGGAACAAGCCCGCGAAGATTTAATTGTTTCTTTCAGCACTACCTATTACGGAATTCAAGTAGATGCGGGCGATGTAGTCAGCGTTACCAATACTGATTACGGATGGGCAAGCAAACTATTCCGCGTGATGAAAGTTAATGAGGCATCATTGCCCGATGGTTCATTAGGTGCAAAATTAGAACTTAGCGAATACAACGCGCAAGTTTATGATGACCAAGACATAACGCAATTTACGCCAGTACCTAATAGCGGTTTATCATCGCCCGTTTTCTTTTCATCATTAACCGCACCAACGGCTACAGGTTTCCCTAGCGCGGTTGTTCCAAATGTTAGCGTACAAGTTTTCATACCCGTTACGGGGCGCGTTACTTTTGTAAATCTTTTCTTTACAACAAGCGCAACGCCTACCGCATCAGATTGGAAATTACTTGCATCGGCAAATTCAAGCAATAGCCAACCTATTGGCAACAACTTTAACTATACTTTTACAAACAATATCATCAATACGGGAACGTATTATTTTGCCTACCTTGTTGGCAATGAAGTTGGACAATCTGCTTTAAGTACGGCAAGTAGCGCATTTGTTTGGACACCCGTAGCGGGCGCGGGCGCGGCAGGGCCATTCGTAGATATATCAGGGTTTACAGTATTTTCACGGTCAAGCGGCGGGACTGTTACACCAACTGATGCTACGCTTACCGCGGTAACGCAAAATGTTACATCGCCTACATACGCATGGACAATTACCAACGCAACGCCAACAACGGGTTCTGCTTCTACTATTACCATTACGCCCGATTCAGGCGCAACAGACGTAACCGCATCTTTAGTTGTTAACGGTAGTAACTTAACAAGCGCAATTACAAGAAGCATCACAATGGCGGTTGTGGATGATGGTAGTTCGGGCAGTACAGGCCCGCGTAATGCACAGGTTTATTTTTTCTACAACGCAGGGCAATCAACCGCACCAACCGCACCAACAACATCCGAAGTTGCGTATAACTTTGCATCGCAAACCGCAACCATAACTGCAAGCGGATGGGCTACGACATTTAGCCCAAGCGCGGTTTCAACAACATCTGCTAACAATAAGTATTGGGCAGTTCTTGTTGTATTTCAAGAAAACACTTATGGCGGTTCTTATAGCGAAACTATCAGCACGGTATTTACTTGGCAAAACTTAAATGGTTTGGTTACTTTTACCAACCTTTCAAATTCAGTTGGTTCGGGTGGAACTACAACTACATTTATTGATGGCGGTGCAATTACTGCAAATTCATTGCAAGTTGACAAAATTACATCAGGAACAACAAGTTCATTAAACGGCGGTGTTTTCACTCTTGGTAATGCGGGCGTGGTACTTAATGGCTTTTCGGGTGTAGGTGGTTTTGAATCAACAACAAGTGGTCGCTATGGACTTATGGCTTTCCAAGAAACGCCATCTTCAAATCAAGCGGCGGCTTTTGGCGCATCTACTTATTCAAATGGTGCGGCGGCTATTGCGGCGTTTGCAACCTACGATTTAAATTACAACTCTTTTTATACCGCCTTTTCCGCATCAACTAATTCATTCGCGGGCAATGGTAGATACAACCGAAGCATTGGAACTGTAGGAAACATAGCATTAGTTCCCGTTAATTCAACAGTATTAAACGGGGCTGACAATGCGGGTTATTTTGCTTATTACGGTACTTCAGCATCAGCAAGAATTGCAGAAGCATTTATTGCAAATACAACAACGGTTTCAGGTTATGTTGGTAGAAGATATGACACAACTGGCGTAACACTTTTAAATGAAATTTATTTAAACAACGGCAGTTATGCGGCTGAATCAACATTAGGTTCAATTTATTCTGCGGGTGGTTACTTGCCATTTACAGGAACGCACGATGGTTTAATTGAAGTAACTGAAGCACCTATTGTTGGCGACATTGTTGTTGATTACCAAGTTGAAGCGGTGTTAGATGTTTCAAACATTGTTATGCTTTACAAGAAAAGCACAACGGCAAATCAAAAGGGTGTTATTGGCGTTTGTATCCAAATTTTTGATGTACCGCCAAGCGATTGGAATGAATACGAAAACACGGGCGAAGTTGACCCAATAACAGGCACACCCGTTCCCGACCCTGCGCCCGTCTATAACCCAATGTATTACCCTATCCCTGCGGGGCAAAAAGTAATTCACATTAACGCTTTGGGCGAAGGGCTTATAAATGTATGCGGCGAAGGCGGCGACATTGAAATTGGCGACCTAATCGTTACAAGTTCTACCGCGGGTAAAGGCATGAAACAAGCGGATGATTTTGTTCGTTCTATCACCGTTGCCAAATCCCGCCAAGCGGTTACTTTTTCTAGCCCAACTGACATACAACAGATTGCGTGTATTTATTTGGGCGGGTAGAATATAGGAAAGACAATACACCATTCCCCGCGGGTACGCGGATGTTCGACCTATGTATAGGGAACGCTAAACATGGCTTTATTTTCTAAGAATGTAATCACGCAAGTAAGCGGATTTGACAACCCCCTAATTACGGGCGAATTGGTCTATAACCAACGATGGTATTGGAATCTAACAATTCTTGATTCTGCGGGTTTGCCAGTTAACTTATCTACCGCAACCATTACCGCGGATATTGCGCGTAGGCAAGTATCTAACCTTATTGATACCCGAAATGGGCTATCTTTTGATGTATCAAACTACACGCCCCCGCCTACCGCTATCAACCTAACGATTAGCAACAAGGTTGACGCGGCGGGTTCTTTTACATTGGTAATTGATGACACCGCTTGGGGTTTGATTAACTCTGACCCACAACTAAAAATTGATGAACAAAACCCCGTTTGCTTTACGGGAAAAATCAAGATTGCATTTGCCGCTAACCCCCCAACGCCCGCCGAAGATAACATTATTTTCTTAATGTTCTTGGTTCGTTCGGATGGTGTTACTGTACTTTAAGGGGATTTGAAAATGGCTATTTCTAAAGTTGTTGTAGTTGATGGTAACAACCTTATCGTTCGCATTGACCGCGGTGTCGCGGGTCGGGGCGTAACTGATGTTGAACCCGTTGTTATTGATGGTTCTTTGTACCTTGTTTTTACATTTTCTGATGGCACTACGGAAACGGTTGGGCCAGTTGGCACAATTCAATATGTTGGAACATCGCCTATTGTTGTAAACGGTTCTACGATTAGTTTAACTACCGTTCCCGTTAACTTAGGCGGTACGGGTCAAGTTACCGCCAATGCAGGGTTTAACGCCCTTGCGCCTACACAAACAGGCAATTCAGGCAAGTACCTTAAAACCGATGGCACTAATTCCGCATGGGATTTGCTAGACATTTCTACCGCCGATATTACTGGCGTTTTACCACTTGCCAATGGTGGTACTGCATCATCTACCGCAAGCGGTGCGCGTACAAATTTAGGCTTGGGTACTATTGCCACACAAGACGCATCTAATGTTTCTATCACGGGCGGCACTATTACAGGGATTACCGACCTTGCCGTTGCCGATGGTGGTACTGGCTCAAGCACCGCGGCGGGTGCAATGGTCAACCTATTGCCATCCTATACAGGCAACGCAAACAAACGCCTTGGTTTAGATGGAACTGCTACGGGTTTGGAATGGGTAACGGATGGTGGTGGTACGGTTACATCGGTTGATGTATCGGGCGGCACTACGGGTTTGTCGTTTAGCGGTGGGCCAGTCACCACAAGCGGCACAATCACATTAAGCGGCACATTGGATTTGGATAACGGCGGTACAGGCGCGACAACCGCGGCGGGTGCAAGAACTAACCTTAACGCCGCTGACCAAGCCACAACGCTAACCGCGGGAACTGGTTTGTCGGGCGGCGGCGACCTTACCACTAATCGTAGTTTCAGCATCACAAACACGGGCGTTAGTGCGGCGGCTTATGGCGCGGCATCTAAAACGCTAACGGCAACGGTTAATGCACAAGGTCAATTAACAGTTTTAGCCGATACGCCTATTGCTATTGCCAATACTCAAATTTCAGGTTTGGGTACTATGTCAACGCAAAACGCTAATGCGGTTGCAATTACTGGCGGTTCAATTACTGGCATTACAGATTTGGCGGTAGCCGATGGCGGCACGGGCGCAAGCGATGCGGCGGGCGCACGGACTAACCTTAATGCGGCTAACCAAGCAACAACCATTACCGCGGGTACAGGGCTTTCGGGCGGCGGTGATTTATCTGCTAACCGCACAATCGACATTGCAAATACAACGGTAACTGCGGGCGCATTTGGTTCTGCATCTAACACCCTTACGGCTACAGTAAATGCACAAGGTCAGTTAACCGCATTGGCGGCGACACCGATTGCGATTGCAAACACTCAGGTTTCAGGCTTGGGTACGATGTCAACGCAAAATTCCAATGCCGTAACAATTACGGGTGGAAGTATCACAGGCATTACCGACCTAGCCATTGCTGATGGCGGTACAGGGGCATCTAACGCCGCTGATGCGCGTTCTAATCTTGGCTTGGGTAGTGCGGCAGTATTGAACGCGGGCGTTGCCCTAGGCGTTGCTACGCTAGATGCGGGCGGTACAGTTCCTTTGTCGCAAATCCCCGCTTCAATTCAAGGCGGTGTAAGTTATCAAGGCGCATGGAACGCATCAACCAATACGCCTACGCTTGTATCTAGCGTTGGTAGCAAAGGTTTCTATTATGTTGTTTCCGTTGCGGGCAATACAAACCTTAACGGTGTAACCGATTGGTTGGTAGGCGATTGGGCAATCTACAACGGTACGGCATGGGAAAAGATAGATAACACCGACCAAGTGGCAAGCGTTAACGGTTATACAGGCGTTGTTGTTCTATCTAACACCGATGTTGGCGCGCCTCCAACAAGCCTAACAATCAGCGCGGGAACGGGTTTAACTGGTGGTGGTAGCCTAGCCGCCAACCGCACCCTTTCAATCGCTAATACAACCGTTACCGCCGCCCCTTACGGCACGGCAAGCGCAGTTCCTACATTCACGGTGAATGGTCAAGGTCAACTGACCGCGGCATCCGATGTAACCATTGCGATTACGAACACGCAAGTTTCAGGGCTTGGCACAATGTCAACCCAAAACGCAAATAGCGTTGCCATCACAGGCGGTAGCATCACGGGCATTACTGATTTGGCTATTGCAGATGGTGGTACGGGTGCAAGTACGGCGGGCGGCGCATTAACTAACCTTGGCGCGATTGGAACGATTACATCTACGGATGGTTCTATTGTTGTTACGCCATCAGGTACAACGGTTGATTTGGCGGTATCTGCGGCATCCCCTGCATCTACATTGCTTACGCAAGTTCGTAACACTACGGGCGCAACTTTAACCAAGGGTACGGTTGTTTATATTTCGGGCGCGACAGGGCAGATTGCTACGGTATCCAAAGCCATTGCTACGGGTGATGCAACATCGGCGCAAACTTTGGGAATGATTACCGCTAACTTGGCAAACAATACAAACGGATATGTAACCGTTTTTGGTTTGCTAGAAAACATGGATACATCCGCTTATACCGATGGCGCGCAATTGTATCTAAGCGGTACGGTTGCGGGCGAAGTAACGGCTACAAAACCATCCGCACCTATCCACTTGGTTTATGTTGCCGTTGTTGAATACGCGCACCCAACGCAAGGTAAGTTGTTGGTCAAGGTTCAGAACGGATATGAACTTGATGAAATACACGATGTATCAATTGTTACACCCGTAACAGGACAAACGCTTGTTTACAACGCAAGCACCGATTTATGGGTTAACAATACCGTTTCATTAACTGCGGGCGTTAACGGTACATTGCCCGTTGCTAACGGCGGTACGGGCGTAACAACATCTACGGGTACGGGTTCGGTAGTTTTATCTACAAGCCCAACATTGGTTACGCCTTTGCTTGGTACGCCTACATCGGCTACTTTAACCAACGCAACTGGCTTACCACTTACAACGGGCGTAACGGGTACGTTGCCTATTCTTAATGGCGGTACAGGGCAAACAACTGCTAACGC